GGTCACAATGGCCCGGCTCGCCAAGGATACAACCGAAGCGAGCGAACAAATCCGGAAAGAATTCGCGGACATTTGGGATCATCTAACAACCGGTAATTGGTTTCAGGAACCCGCTTCCAAAGTGCCGGAAGAATCGGAGGAGGCGCAATGAACGATAAAAAATTCATGGAGTTCGACAATTGGCGCGAAGCCCTTGATGAACTCGTTGATTTTCTTTCGCAGATGTGTGCGCCGCCGTCAACCGCGCCGGCCTGGGAATGGTGTGAATTGCATATTGTGGTTAAAGACGGTCCATTCAAGGGCCGATGGCGGGCGCAACTTACGCCCATGGCTAAATGGGTTTTACAAGCATGCCAGCATCCCCGCGTGAGGCGAGTAGTGCTTATGGTATCAGCGCAATCGGCAAAGACGCTCCTCATGCTGATGTTCTTTAATTGGTGCGTGAAAGAAGATCCCGCGGATTCCATGTGGGTAATGGCGGATGCGGATCACATGGGTGAATTTGTCGAGAAACGTTTATTGCCTTCGATTGAGGGATGCGATGCAACGGCCCCGCTTCTGGTAGATGCCAAAAAAGGCATGCTCAAACTCAAAAACATGAATTTGATGCTGCGTGGCTCAAATTCAAGAGCGAAGCTGCAATCGGACCCGATCAAGCGTTTGTTTTGTGATGAACGCCGGGAATGGAAGCCGGGGGCGATTGACCTTGTACGTAAACGCACGCGGACATTTCACAATTCCATGGAATTATCAGCGGGCACAGCGGGCGCTGCCGGGGATGAATTGCACCGGGATTATCAGGAAGGCTCGCAAACGGTTCCTCATTTCTCGTGCCTCAAATGTGAACATTCTCAGCCATTCCGATTTGCGCGGGAACACAATTGCTTTTGGGTAGATGATCGCGAGCGAGGCGGTTTGGTCTGGGACATGAATGAAACGACCCGGCCAAATGGGATTTGGGATTATGACGCGGTAAAAAAGACCGTGCGTTTAGAGTGCGAGAAATGCGGGCATAGATACGCCAATTCGGAAAAGTACGATCTGATACGGACCATGCATCCATCAGATTACAATCCGAAAATGCCGAGTGTTTGGAGCAATCCGGAAAACCCCGGCGAGATTCAGAGCTTCCATTGGAGCGCCCTGGAAATGATTTGGGAGACGTGCGATTGGGGTAACATCGTCGTTGAATTTTTGAAAGCGTGCGAAGTGGCGAAAACACCGCCTTATGACGTTGAGCCGTTGAAAGCATTTGTCACCGAAACTTTGGGCGAGCCCTGGGAAGATCGGCTTGGCGTCATTAAGGACTATGGATTTTTGGAAACTCGAAAACGGGAATATGCCTATGGTGATCCTTGGGGAGAAATGCAGCGGGCCTTCATTTCGGCTGATGCACAAGAGGCCGGGGGCGAGCATTATTATTGGGTCGCCCGGATGTTCGGTTTTGGCGCTGAATCACGGCTAATTGCTCATGGCAAAGCGAATACCCTTGAGGAGCTTGAGGAAGCTCGGAAATATTGGAAAATTCCGACCAACAATGCGATGATTGACACTGGGTATAAGACGCAGGAACTTTACCGGTTTGCCCTCGCTCACGGCTGGAAATGCTTCAAAGGCGATTCGGATACTTTCTATCTCAAACGCAGAGATTTAGGTAATAACAATTATGAAACCTACAGGTCCATCTGGCGCAAAACGCGGGTCGCCGTCTATGAACCGGAAAGCAAACGGCGGATCGCCATGATTCCCCTGTTTACTTTTTGCGACGACCCTACAAAGGACATGCTGGCGGATTATATGAAAGGGACAATCGGGAATTGGACTTTTCCAACGCAGATTGACAAAAATTATTTGGAGCAAATGAGCGCGGAGCGGCGAGAGGAAATTATCAGTAAAGCGACTGGCCGGGTTCAATATATCTGGAAACGTTGGAGCCGGGCAAACCATTATCTTGATTGCGAGAAGATGATTTTAATCGCAGCACTCATTACCCGGACTATTTCCGCCAGACGAATAAAACCTATCCCGCCGAACTGAATGTTTAATTGGTTATAGGGAGGCCGTGTCTTGAACGTTCAGCCATTTCTGTAATGGCTAACGAGTATACCATCCTAATTGCTTTTGTGACAGCGGCGGCGAAGATCGCCGGGGAACAGCAGGACAATCAGAATCCAAACCCCAATAAAGTCACACCAATAAGCGTCCTGGACGACATTATCATTGGGCGCTTTAAGTCTGACATTGCAGAAGGCAAAACGCTGGTTTCATCTTCGGAAGCGGGTGGCAGTGTGGGTTTTACTCTCGTGGGGTCGCTCACCCCGGCTGATGTCGTGGCCAAGGCGGTAGAGGCCAAAATGTGGATCAATAGCCAAGCCGATCCCAATAACCCGGAAACCTGGCGTTGGCCGGAACGGCGGATGCGATTAAGGGTGACTTTTTCAGGCCGCGAACCGACCGCGTTTTTCTAAGCTATGGAAATCGATTTTTCTCAATTCGGTGTCACAACGGCTCCTGCTCAGGCTTTTCCCGCGATCATCCCGGCATCGAGTATTCCGATGACTACGATCCGCGCCGATCCACCGGACAACGGCGGGTGGGAACGGGTGACATCGGACGCGAGTCTTGATGGCGGGTTCGGAAATTATTTTGAGGCGCTTAGGAATTCTCATGATCGTAAGGGAATTCCTTATGCGATGGTCAATTTGGCCCCGCAAATTTTGCGGCTGCTCAACGGCTTGAATCGAAAGATGTTGTCAGCCGTTGGCCGTTATTTGGTGGACAATCATCCGCTGGCGAAATTGGCCGTGGCCCAAATCGCGCATTATTCCACGCCGGTAAATATCCATTCGGCGTGTGCGGATCAGGCGGCGGCGGATAAGTACGACGCGTATTGGGAGAATTGGAAAAAGGCAGCGGACATGACGCGGCGATACACCTATGAGGATTTGCAAACCATCGCTTGCAAGGCCATCGACACGGATGGGGATATTGGCGCGGTCATTACGACGAAGTATGGATTTCCCCAAGTGCGATTTTTCGACACATATCACGTTGGGAATCTTTCGGGCATGGACCCGCAAGACGGTGTGGTCGTGGATGATTTAGGCGTGCTGCAAGGTTATAAGGTTTGCGATGGGCCGATTGATACGCTTGTAAGTTCGGCGCAGACATTTATTCCGTCCTCGCAAATGACCCTCCTAAAAGACGCGGAGCGTTATAATTATTATCGGGGATTTTCGGCAATGCGCCCTGGCAGCAATAGCGCCCGCGATCTTTGGGATATCATGGATTTCACGAAGACCAAAGAGAAAGTGGGCGCGGCTTTGGCGGCTGTGATCCAGCAGAAAGGGCCATTGGATGAAGATGAATGGGGTGATCGAACGGCGCGAGGCGATGATTTGGGTGACGCATGGCGGCAGAGCGGCCAACAAGGTCCAAGCCAAGCGGGGCAAAAAGTTAAGCACGATCCGCGCAATCCGAAAATTACCCTGGCTCAATTATTCGGCGGTGATATCCCGGTGATCGAGGGCGAGTTGAAGCAATTCATGACGCAAGCGAGCGGGGCGCAAGTTATGGAATTCGTTGATTATTTGGCCGGGCTTTTCGTGGCGGGTCTTGAGATTCCCCCCGCGTGGTTCCTGGATACGAAGTTGACCGGGCCGAATGTGCGATCTGTGCTTGGCAAGGTACAACGCAAGGTGACGGGCCGCTCAAAGGAAATTGCGCGGTTTGACGAATTTAATTTCATTCGCGTGATTGCCTGGGGCATTCGCTTTGACGGGCTTCCGGAAACGCCGGATTGGATGAAGGTTTCCTATCAGCTTCCGCCGCTGGTCACTATTGATCTTGGCGATCAAATGCAGAACGAGCGGGCCGACGTGCTTTGCGGCCAAATGACCGAAAAACGCCGATTTGGAAACCAGGGCCTGGATTGGAAAAGGGAACAAGCTCAACTCGCGACGGAACTTGATGTGAAGTTGTCGAAAGCGACGGAACTTCAAAAGAAATATCCAAATGTTCCGCTCGAAGTAATTTTGGCGCGGCTCGGATTCGGGACACTCGCTTTGAGTGAGGGAGCCAGCAAAGCTCAAGAACAAAAGCCAAATCAGAAGCCGGGCGACGAAAAGGACGAAAAAAAGGAAACATCCAATAAGTAATTTATGTTTAATCCATTTTTGAAACGGCTGGCAATGGACATTCCTCTTTTGGAGGGGCAAACACTTGGCTTCATCTGCGGTCTTGAGATCACTAAGGACATGATCGAGATGGCGGAACATCCAGCGATTAAAAAGTTCAAGGATTCACTCAAGCCAAAGATGGAAAAGAAAGAAGGCGCGGCGATTATCCCGATTCAGGGCGCGTTGGCTTATAATCCAGATGCTTGGGAGATGGCTTTTTGCGGTGTGGAAGATTCGAGGAGCATTACCGATTTGTTAAACAATGCGGCGGTTGATCCGGAAGTGAAAGGCGTGTTGCTTAGGATGGATACGCCGGGAGGCATGCTGCTCGGAGGGCCGGAAATGGCGGATGCGGTGAACACAATCAAAGCAGCCGGCAAACCGGTTGTGGCCCATACGGGCGGATTGATGGCCTCACTCGGGTATATGATCGGATCGCAGGCAGACACCATTGTTGCGAATAAAAGCGCGATCATTGGAAGCATCGGCGTCATTGCGTCCATGGTGGATTACACGGACATGTTTTCTAAGTTCGGTATTAAGTTCGAGTATTTCACGAATGAGGCGGCAAAATTTAAGGGGGCCGGGGCCGTGGGCAAACCGCTTTCGCTCGCGCAACGCAATAATATTCAAGGCAGCGTGGATAGCGCCGGGCAAATGTTCATGGAGATGGTAACGAAAGCGCGTCCTGACGTGAAACCGGACGCCATGCAGGGACAAACTTTTCGCGGAGACGAGGCGCTTAAAAACGGTTTGATCGATCAGATCGGGGACGAAGATTTTGCCTTCGCAATCTTAAAAAAGAAGATGCCGGAAGCGGCGACCAGTGGTCCTTACCTGTAAGTCATTTCTGAATGTTCGCACTTTTGTGTTAAGCGGTTTCACCAAACACAAAATTTATGTTGCGAAGAATTCTTTTGAATCCAGACCCATCGGGCGGCGGTGCCACTTCGAATCTGCAAACCGCCCTCGCGGCTAATGCCAAGCTAACGGCGGATTTAGCGCTGGCTCGGTCTGAAGCCGATAACCTGCGAACGCTCAACGGGCAATTGACCACTGCGAAAACGGATTTGACTTCGCAATTAACGATTGCCCAGGGGCAGGCTTCGACGGCGCAATCAACCGTGAGTGCATTGACGGGTGACAAGGCCGTTTTGAAAACCGGCGCCACAATGCCCACTGATTTGGTTTCAGCGGCCAATACGATTTTGACGCTTACTGCCGAACGGGATGCGCTCAAGGCAAAGGAAACAACTACGGCGGCGGCGGTCGCCAGTCTCGGTGTTTATGCTGGTACTCCTGGCGCGACGGCTGCAACACCAGCGGCAACGCCTGCGAATATCGACGCCGCAACCGGCATCGGACAGCCGGCAAAAGTTTCAAGCTGGAATCCGGACGCCGCGATTCTCGCCGCTTATGGCGTTAAAACTTACGCGGATTTGGAAGCCAAAAAAATTGGCCCAGATGTCCGGCCTCACAAGCTCGATTGATTTTCAACCATTTTAAACCCAAAACCTGAAACGAAACTGACCTATGGGAACTACAATTGCAAATCTCTGGATTCCGGCGGTGTGGGTGCAGTCCATGCGGGAACGCATGGCGCATTTCCCCGCGCTTTGGAATAGCGGCGTCGTTGCCACTTCCGAACTGTTTAACGCGATTGCGACCGGACAGGGCATCAACGCGAATATTCCTTTCCTGTACGATATCAGCGATCAGCTTGATGAAGTCCAGGTGGAAGATACGTCCCCGGTCAATGACAATGCGCAGCCGGGTGCGGTTGTGGTCGCGGCGATTTGTAACCGTGTCTATAAAGCTTCAAGCAACGCGCTCTCGAAACAGCTTTCTGGCGCAATGCCAATGGCGGCAATCATCGATACAATGGTGCCTCGCCGATTAAAGCAGCGGCAGACGACTTTGATCAATGTTTTTCACGGGTTGTTCGGTACAGGTGGAAACGCAAACGCGAATGCGGCCTTGCAGGCCTGCCGCTACGCCGGTGTAAACGGTCAGGAAGTTTTCACGGAGAATGGCGCGGGGGCTCAAAGCGTGAATCTGATTGACCCGGACAAAATCATCGACACCAGCGCACTCCTGGGTGAATTGGAAGATGCATTGCGGGCTGGCGCTATGCTATGTCACCAAAACGTCAAGGCGCGTATCCGCAAACTTGACAGGCTGAATTTCCGAACGCTCGTCATGCAATCGCAATTGCCATGGACGATTGAAGCCTATTGCGATGTGCCGATTTTCACTTCCGATTATTTGGCCCGGCCCGGCCAGCAATCTGGATACGTATATGACACGTATTTCATGGCGAAGGGCACTGTCGCCTATGGCGAAAAACCGCAACAGGGCGATACGAATGACGTGGCCTCGCTGCAATATTTCCGTAATCGCGATTTGAACCAGGAGCTTATCTGGGATCGTACGCGGTTCATGCTCGGTATCAATGGCGTGAGCTATAACGGCCAGCCAGCCAACCCGAACAATGGGCCTGCTAATGCCGAATTCGCACAGCCCGGCGCGTGGGCGTTGAAATTCCAAAGCGCTAATCGAGTTGGAATCACATCGATTCGGACGAACGGATAACCGGCATCAGTTGAACGGACAACACATTTTTTAAAAATGAGCAAAGTGGCACAAAAAGACCCGGATTGGGACGGGCAGGACGCGGAGAATGATGAAGTTCAAAGCGAGTCCAATGCGCCGGAATCTGATGGTGCCAATGGCAGTAACGCCAGCGACAAGGCCGAAGGCGGAACGCCACCAGCAACGCAGGCCCAATTGCCGCCTTCTCCTTGGCGTCATACGACTGTGCCGCAACCGGCTGCAACACACCCTGGATTGCCGAAGCAGGCGGCTTCAGCTTCGGCTGTGATCGCAGCGGACGAATCGCCGCTGCCAGCGAATTTGCGTGAAGGCTTCGAAATGCTAAAGGCTGCGGAAACCGCACTGAAAGAAGCGCAACGGAAAGACAAAGACAAGCCTTCTCCATTGAAGGTAAATGTAGTGAAAGCTTGGGCGCGTCTTAAAAAGGTTCGCAGGGCAGTCTATGACTTGCAGCAAGGGCGCCCTCTTACCCGGATCACGGCTCAAGAGCATGGACGGGCACACGCGGGACATGCAGCTTCAATCGTGGAATATAGGCTGAAAATCTTGGCATACCAAAACACGGATATTAAGGCCCTTATCGATGAACGGGACGGATTAGAGGCCAAGTGTGACGGGATGGCCGATGATTTGCAACTCGTAGGAGAATTTCTACTAAGCAATGACGCTTTGCGGATCGCATTCGAAAAATTTGCCCGTGCGAAGGCCGAAGAGAAGGCCAAACGGGAGCAGGAAGAGGCCGAAAAGGCCAAGCAGGAAACCGAAAACCAACAATCATAAATTATGAAACAATTCTTTTCTATTTTGGCAGTTGCCGGTATTGCCATTGGCGTTGCGGTATGCATCGTGAAAGCGCAGGATAACACCACTACCGTTTTCAACGGCTCGACGGCAATTACTAATAATCAGGTTCAGTATCAAACCGGTGTTTTGCCGACGCACATGCCTGGGCCGGGCGTTTATGCGGAGATCGGTACGCCGGGGGCATCCACGAATGGCGCGGTTATGAACGGAGTGTCAACGAACGTTGTTTATTTCCAGGGCGGCACAAATTATTACGGCATGCCGGGCACGTCTTCGAATTTGATCCTCAATGTTTCGCAGTTTGATGACATTGGTTTTCAACTCTCATTTACCGGCAGCCTATGGGCAACTAATGCCGCCGTGGGTGTGCAGGTTTATCAATCGGATGATGGAGGATTCGAATGGTTCGGGCCAGTGGCGACGATCCAAAATAATGAAACCGCGTTGCAATCCTGGGAGCCGAGCGGCTATTACAGCTATTCGATTGGAACGAATTTCAGCGCGAATGGAGCGACTACGCTGGCATTTGTGCCGTTCGATAATTGTCAATCCATCGGTTGGGTAACTAATTTCTGCTGGGAAGTCAACATGAAGGCCCAAACCTATAACGTGATCAAACAGGGTTACGGAACTGGCGCAGCCAATTAATTTATCGCGGGTTGGAGCAGCCCGGTAGCTCGCTTGGCTCATAACCAGGAGGCCGTAGGTTCAAATCCTACACCCGCAACCAATTTGCGAGACAGAGTGGCAAAATGACCTAGGCCCGGTTCTAATTCCCGCCTCACTCGCGAAAGAAAAAATGTGCCGGATGGCCTCGAAAACCATTCGGCACAATCTGTAATGCAATATGAATCAGGCAGAATCAGCGCGACTGGCCCGAATCGAAAAGGTTCTCGGGGAAATAAATACCGCAATCGTCGGGAATGATCTTGGCACGACGGGGATCGTGAAGCGCCTGGAATCGGTGGAGAAAAAGATTCGGCGTTGGGAGTTGCGCATGGCGACTTTTAGCGGGGCAGTTTCGGCCTCCATCTATGGCGGCATCGAATGGATTAAGCATCTTCTTTCCAAGCATTCATAATCGGACAGCCTGAATGTTCCGGCTTCTATGTGAACAATGTCCCTATCATTAACTTGCTTCCCGAAAATTGGCGCGGGCCTGTTCTGATCGGTATTGCGGTAACTCCGTATATCACCAGAGCGGCGCATGCGTTTTATTGCGGGCACGGCATCGTAGGCGCAGTCAAAGGGGTTTTGTTCGGCACTAATCAACCTAAAACCAATTAATGCATGAAAACAAAATCCTCTCTCTCTATCGGCATCGCGGTTCTTATTGGACTGGCGATGAATTCACAAGCGGAAATGAATGGCCAGGAAATCGCGCAAGCCTCCGCGCCCGCCAATAATATTGCGTTGCCGTCAAATCCGGGACAGGTCATTCCTTCCGGCGCTCCTGCGTTCAATACGAACGGAATGGACTTCACCAATGTAACGGTGAAGGTCGCCACGGGCTATGAACTCTCCGGTATCGGTTCCCTCGGTTATATCCAGGCCGACGCCGATCTGTGGTCGCTCAAAGATTGCGACATCGGTATCGGTGGCAACATCGCGCTCGGCGCATTCAACAGCGGCATCTACAGCGCGGCGGCAGATGTTGAACTGATTAAAAATCTGTCCAACTTCCAGATTGTCGGAAAGGCGGGTATAGGAGGCAACTTTCAAGACAATGTTGGCATCTTCGGCGAGTTGGGCGCTGACATCAATTACAACCTTAGTGCTGGCACAGGATGGAGCATCCTGGGAGCCGATACATTTTGCGGGGCCGGCGTTAAGGTCCAGGCATCAAGCTGGCTCGAAATGAAAGGCGGCGGCGCGGGCTTGGAAAAGGTTTTTACGGTCTATACCGGTTTTGCGTTTTGAAGTTGCGCCATAGGACGCCATGCGAATTTCCGGCGCATGGCGTCATTCCAATTTAAACGACCTTCCTTATGAACTTTCCAGATGATTTGACACCCGGCGCAATTTGCCTTTACGGGGGTAATGGCGGCGGCGAGGGTTTTGCGGCCAAGTTGATTGAAATTCGCGAGGATGATCCGGACACGGATCATGTGGCGCTATACATCGGCGGCGGGAAGGTCTTTACGGCATTCCCCAGAGGCGGTGTGAATGTCTATGACTTCTCGCCAACTGGCCTTGTGCATGTCCGTCAGCCGCTCGGGACCGTCAATCTGGCGAAATTGCTGGCGTGGATACCGACTGTCCAGGGCGCTCCTTATGGTTGGATCGATATAGAGGCGGATGCGGGAAAGAAAGAGCCGCCGCAGCCATTTGTCCCCGATGCGGCAACAATCCATGTCACGGGCGCCCATTGTTCACACACAGTCGCAATGGGCTGTGAAGTGTTGGAAGTTCCACAATTTGAGCCCGCTTTTGATAAGCGGCTTGTCGAGCCGTATCATTTCAAAATGTCGGTAGCATCCAAGCGGGTATGGGATGTTTCGCAGATGGCAACCAATTTAACACCGGCCAGCCCGGACCTAAGCCCTCGGGCAGAGGGAGAACAGATTCAGCATACACCATGAAAATTGGGAAAATATTTTCGATGGGCCGCGTCCTTTTGGGCGCGGCTCTTTTGGCACTCATAGACGGTTGTATTGAACAGTGCCCGGCATCGACATTGCAATTTGGATTCTATGATGATTATGGAAACCAAGTGTCGAATAATTTCAATCTCACGCTGCTGAATCAGCCGTTGCAGTATCAAAATTATTTGGCCTCTTCTACTCCGCAGACTTTTGTTTTCACAAATTGGCCGATGACAGTTTCGAATTTGGTGGCAGGGCAATGGGTACTCAGCGTCCAGGGATGGGGAAAGAATCTCGTATTGGCAGTGCCGAATGACAATAACACCTATTTTTTCACGACGCTGATTAATTCGAATGTGGCTTATTATGCCAAGCTTGGATCGGTGTTTATGAATTGGACAACGAACCTGGATTCCTGGGGAGCGATAGCGCCGGGAGCATTTCTGGGGCAATTGTCGGCAGTTACGAATATTGGTTACACGTCCGGGCAATATGGAATAACCAATAATGTATTATGGCTTGATACGAATGCGCCTTCGGTCCCGGCTGGCGTCCTGACGAACACTGTGGCGACGAACGTGGCGGGTGTAGTGCAGAGCGGTGGAACCGCGTTTCTTGGATTCGATACTTTGGGAGCGGGGACGACGGCGGCGAATAATTTAGCGAGTTCTTTGGGGAGCGCGGCTTACTATCCGGCTTCATATTTTGACCTGAACGGAAGTGGGGCAGCAGCTTCCCTAGCAAGCACTAATGCATTATGGCTTGATTCACTCGGGCTTTTCCTGGGGGACGCGGCATGGAACACGGGTACAAACTCGATTTGGAACAATGCGCTTGGGCTATTTCCGACACAGCAACAATATGCGCAGGCGGTCACTCATAATCAGCCGATTATTTTTATCGTTTCCGCGACGAATTGTTGGGCAACGAATACTTATTTTTCATTCCCATCCACGACGGCAATGTTTGTCTGGATGACGAATAATCCGCTTTGGTCTATGTATACCAATGGCGGGCGTCCTTATGGAGGTCAGATTTTAGATTATGGAGGCGATCTGGCGTTGACTAATCGTATCGCATTCATTTGCCCGACGAATTATCAGAACTCGTTCTCAATCTGGTCCCCAAGCCCGATGTATAATAGTTTCATTTTTCCTCAATCGAACAATTGGGCGGAGGGCCTTTTATTTTTTGGCGAAGAGTTGACTAATTATCCAAGTGGGCTAGCCCTTGGTCATTTTTCGATTCGCAATATGGGCCTATACGCGGCGAATCAATCGAATGACGTTTTATATGTCAGTGGCCCTAATTACGCGGAAATGGTTGGCTGTTTCGGGGGTGTAACTAATAACTTTGCGGTAGGAACTGATGGCAGGACAATGGAGCTTGGGCCTTTGCCCAATACACCCGCAAACGGCTGGAGTCTTACAGTGGCAAGGTTTCAATCGCACAACGATAATAAATTTGTCGCCAGCGATGATATGGTCAATGGATGCGAATATGGGATAGTGGAAGATTTTGATCATGACGAAAATTCGGATATCCAGGGCGGCAGCATTCGGGGGCAAACCGGACAGACAAACGCAGCCTTAATTCTTTGGCGTGGCAACAGCGAGTTCGCAGCGCAAAAAATCCATTATGTCGCGGCAGATTATGGCGTAATATTCGGACAGCCTTTTTTCTCCTATAATACCCATCCTATCGCGACGTTCGGACCGCACGTTTATCGGGACATTCAGGTCGGAGGCGCGGATTTGACGATCCTGTATGCGAATGGAGGATCGCCGCTGGTCAAAATCGATGCGGATAATGTCACCGTCACCAATCCTGCCAATGCCACCGTGGCGTATAATAGCGCACAGGGAATATCCGGGTCCGGTTCTTACCTGATCGGCGGCACTGGACTAGCATTACAGACGCCGGATGGCACGATGCTGGACAATGGGGGGCAGGCTGCCTTTCAAGGCCCGGTATTTATCGGCCTCGTCACCACTAACACCCAGCAGATCACCGTCTACCAACCCGTCGTCACTGGCACCCTCCCCGCAAATATCATCGCCACCTATACATTTTGCTACACCAATGCCGTCAGCCCTGGATACGCCGTCTATACGAACAACCTTGCCCCGTCCGTAAACGTGCTCGTCAATAATAGCTTCGATCCAAATGCGGGAGCCTCCGGCGAGGCCTCCTGGTCCATTACGCCATCCAATCAAATTAATAATACCTCGGCCAGCTTTGACTATGTGAATGGCAGCTCCGCCCTCTCCGGAAATTTTTTGGATGCGGAGGGCAACTACACCTCCAGCCTCAGGGCCACCAATGTTTCATACGGCTATCCCATCGCCTTGAGTAGTACGAATATTACAGCCGGATATAACAACCAATTTTATGGCAATGGCGGCGGGTTGACGAATTTGCAGCCCGCGTCCCTGGCGAGCCCAGGAGCGCCCAGCATCGCCAGCTATTCACCGCTGCTTTCCGCGGCTACGCTGGACCCCGCGGCGAGGAATAATTCCATGACGGTAATTTTGACAACGAGTTCCTCCGCGCAATTATCATATAGCAATTACTGCGTGATTTCGTTTTCTTCGCCTTTTCCATATCAACCACATTTCGTTTTGTCGCCATGCGGGACAAATACAGAGGGGAACGCTTCGGCGATGTGGAAGATCGGCACAAACACGACAAGCACGGTGACAATTTCAAGCAGCTCGACGGCTCCTAGCGTGAATACTGCGTTTTACCTGAACTTGATTGGGCTATGAAGTTTGCTGTTTCGATAATATTCTTTTGTTTATGTTGCAAAGGGCAAAGCATGCCGCCGACGAACACGCCTGCCATCAACGCATCTATCACCGATACGAATCCGCAACCGGTTCCGAGTTCTCCATACATCATTATTTGCGTTACAAATCCAATACCCGGCGCGGGGTATAATGTCTTTGCGAGCACAAATGCAGCCGGGACTAATTGGCTCCTTTACGGTTCTACAGTGGATACTTTTTTCGCGGTAACCAGCACGAATTATAGCCGTCTGTTTTTTAGGGAATCGGCAGTAATGTTTCCTACTAACGGTCAATCGATGTTTCATCCATGATCGAAAATTTTACACCTTCTGAAAAGGCGCGACGGGAAGGATTCCGGCGCAATCTGATGGCACGGGGGCGCATGGTATCAATGGATTGTAGCGACATCACGATTCAGGCTATCGTCCAGGATGCGCAACAGTTGACAGATGAAAATAGGCCCGCAAAGCAAAAGAAATCAGTCTATGCAGTCGTAACGATTTTATCCGGGATTGTCCCGGACCCTCGCGACGTAGGATGCTTTACGGAAGTGAAAACGGGCAAGGAATACAAGGTGCTCTGGTATGACGAAACGACGGGTGACCGGGTGACGTGGAAGTTTCAATGTGAAGCGCAAAGGGAGAATTACGAAGCAGATCAGCAACAGAATGCGCCGGGTTTTTGAGTTGACAGGCGTTAAAATTGGGCTTTAAACTCAATTTGTGGCACGGGCAATATATTTTTTTCTCGCCGTAGTTTTCTCTTACGGGTTATTCAGCGAATTACAAATCACGGCTTTTCCTAAGCTTGAAAATGCAAACGATTATGCCCGCTTTATTTTCATTTCGGGCAATAAGCCGGATGAGAGTATCCCGGACAATTGGAAGTCCAGGACATTTTCAATTGCCATGTCAGCGGCGTGGTCGGAATTATGGAAAACGCCGGTAACGCGGCCTTCGGTGGAAAAGATAATGCCGGATGGAACGAAGATTTTAGCCTGGTCCATGAATTTGCAGCGGCCATATTGCAATGCCATGGCTTCTTACGACGCGTTGTTTTTTTTCGCAGTCTGCCTTGGCCTGATTTTTGTGATGGATGATCCGATCATTCCTATGCTCGGAGTGTTTGCGAGCATTTTAATGAATGCGCCTGGATGTATTGCGCCGTATCTTCTGCCATGGGATTTGCCTACGATGGCAGCTTGGGTTTTCATATTCGTGATTTATTCGAAGTGGAGGACAGCCCCGCAATGCTGGCTTTGGTTGGGAATCGCCATTATCATTCTCGGTCTGTTTAAAGAGACGGTTTTAGTGACGGCCTTATTTTTCATTGGCGCTAAGTGGAATTGGCCAAGGCGGATTGCTGCAATAATGGGAATCGTTTTGTTGTCGCAGGGCTTCAATTGGCTGCTTTGCGGCATTGCGCCGGATTGGATGTTTTCTGCGAGCAATGCGGCGGAGGGAGGCCATCGATGGAATCCATTAATGCTCTGGCCGATTGTATTAGCGAACGCGGGGAGCGTGGTCCTAATGCCATCGCTTTTATGGAGGAATCGGGATTGGCCTTTGGCAGCGGTTTGCGCGGCGTTTATCGCGTTGCAAGCGTTGAATAATCTTGCGTGCGGGGTCTATGACGAAAACCGGGATTGGCTTGAGATTGCGCCCATTGGATGGATTTTGATCAGTGAATGGCTTCGCCCGCGCCTTTGCCCCAACGTTTCTCCAAAATAATTTCAATCGCTTTCTCGATATCGCGTTCGCGCCCCCCGATGGCGTTTTCGACAACACGATCCGGATCGCGATTGCTGGCCCAGGCGGAATTGTTTGTAAAGCTGACATTTATAATGCCTTTTTGAGTGGGGGGCCAACCGCGAATTGTCCCTGCCTCCATATGGCGACCAACCCAACCTTTGACAGATATTTTACCACCGAATGCAACGTAGGCAGCAGCCCATCCGCCGCGAGCCTGGCCAACATTCTTCTTTTGCAGTTCAATGAATTCCTCCGCAATAGATTCATTGACGACAGCAATGTTTAGCCAGCGCCAGCGGCCTATGACGACATCCCCTGCCCCGGCCGTAGTGACGCGGCCTCTTTTGCCCCGATGATCCGCATGAATCTTTTTCAGGTCGGTGATAGTAGCATGCGGCAAGAAATGTTCGGAATCCACGCCGTAAACGTTGCCGTGACGATCCGCGTAGATGCGGAAAGCATCCCGCCCTTGACACCGCTGGCGAATCGCCCAATCCAATTGCTCTTGTGAGTGTGTAGCATTTTGGGATACAAACACCCTAGCATGCTGCGCCGGGGGCGGCATTGTTGCCCCTTTTACTCCCTTAATGACTTTACGGATGTCCAATTCAACGCGACGTTCGCCAATTGCTTTCGCGGACATATCTTCGATTTCCGGATCATGGAACGGCGAGAATTGAGCGAAAGCAGCTTTGACATCCCCGCCAGAGCGGTCCATCAAATCGGCTTTATAAGAGCGCATTCCGGCAATGTCCCTAGCCCATAAGCCGCGTTTGATGGATTTGCCGGCCAGCGGCGGCGTAAACTTCATGAGACGGTCACAGAGAGCCCGTCCCTGGGCTTCGAAAGCGGCTTCCAGGGTGATTAGGGCGGCATCGGCATATTGCTTGACCCAATCGGAAAAGGCATCAGCGTTCGTTGTAAATGTGACGAGGTCGGCCATTATGTTCCTAGTGTAAAATAGCCCTGGATATCGAAACTCGTTGAGCTTTGTATGAATCCGCCTTCAGAGCCAATAATTTTCATAGTGAAGTTTTTCCTTTGCGTCACATAGTCCAAAGCCACGCCGGTTACAAAAAGTGGCGCCATCAATCCAATGATATTTTGGGCGAAGAGTTTATCCCGTAATTCATTGGTTCGGCCTGAGTGGGTTTGCATGTTTTGGATAAGCTCTTTCTGTGACCATTGCGTTTTTTGATATACTTCTACTGTGGCTTCGAAATGGGCTCCGGCTTCACTGGTCTGGCCCGCTGGCACAAAGATTACAACGCGATCTTCCTGATCAACTGACATGGGATCAAAAAATGTGACGATGGGGCAAAGGTTTTGATCGAGGATGCCCCCCGGTTGGACGGCGCATTGGTTTAGGAAATAATTGGCAAAGAGGGTGGCAACCGGAAATTCGAAGTCGTATCGCATATAAGAGCGGGAACGTGCGGATTCTGAATGTTCCGCCTTATTTGTATGGCAAGCAAAGCGACCAATCAGGACTTATATCTTACGGCCCATGCGGCTGCTGTAACCAATATCGGTACGACAGATGCGTTTTCTCTCGACAAGAGCGCTATCGCCGCCTTTACGGCTGCCGCGCATGACACGCGAGAT